GCCATCTTGTAACCTTGACTACTTCCTCCTCCTCCTGCAAAACAAGAAAAAACAGTAAAACCATTTTTTTTAACTTTTGTTAAATCTGTTAAATTCCATTTGTAACTAAACAATATATTATCCTTTTTAATTTAATCATACCACACCAAAAACAAAAACTCCACAAAATCCAACTAATTTTTAAATAAATTTACTAAGGTGTTACTTTATTACCCAAAATATGCTATAATTATTAAAATTTACTCAAGGGAGAAATTATTATGACATTAGAAGAACTGCTTGAATTAGTCAAAGACAATTCAGAAGCAACAAAATTTATTAATGGGCTACAAGATACAAACAATACAAATGTACAGACTATTAATAAAAACGAAACGCTTATAAACAATCTAAAGACTGATTTAGATAAGTTTAAAGCTGGTAATAGTTTAGTAAAAGAAAAGTTAGGCTTAGACCAACTTAACGGAGATACATTAAGCGAAGCATTAACAAAGCTTAAAAGTGGCAAAGGCGACGATGGCTTAAAAGCAGAAATCGAAAACCTTCAAAAAATGCTTAACGATAGCAATGTAGCAACAGAAACGCTAAAAAGTGATTTTGCAAATAAAGAGAGAGATTGGAACACAAAAGACATAATCTCTAAATATGTAAATCATGAAAGCGTTATTCCAACTGCAAGGCAAGACGTAGAAAACAGAATCAGAAACGCTATGTCATATGATGAAAATAATCAACCAGTCTTTTTAAATGAAGATGGAACGACTAAGTATATCAATGGTCAAAAAGCAGATTTTGAAACTATGTATGCAGAAGTAAAAACAAATAGTCCGCACTTATTTAAAGGCGAAACTAAAAGTGGAAGTGACGCACAAGCCAATCAAGGCGGAAGCGGTCAAGGTTTAGGGAAAATGTCAGAAACGGAAAGATTAGAGCTTTTTAGACGTGACCCAGAGAAATTTAATCAATTAAAAAAACAAGGATAATAAATGGCAACTACAAGAATTAGTGATGTAATTGTACCAGAAGTATATGAGTCATACACGGCAGTTGATTCACCAGAGAAAACAGCATTTTTTACAAGTGGTGTAATCGTTAGAAATTCAATGCTTGACATGAAAGCATCAGATGGTGGAGAAACTGTAAATATTCCATTTTGGAAAGATTTAGATTCATCTATTGAAGAAAATTTATCAAGTTCAGACCCAGCAGTTGTAGCGGTAGCACAAAAGATTACAACAGCTAAACAAATTGCAAGAAAAGCAAATTTAAATCAATGGTATTCAAATGCTGATTTGGCTTCTCAATTAGCTGGAGCAGATGCAAATCAACACGTTAGAAATAGATTCGGTACTTATTGGATGAGAAGATTCCAAAAGAAACTTATTGCTATTACAAATGGTATCTTAGCAGATAACGTGGCAAATGATTCAAGTGATATGGTTGTTAATGTTGCTTCTGAAAGTATCGCAGGACAAACACCAGAGACTAAATGGTCAAGAGCAAACTTTACAAGTGCAGTATTTACAATGGGTGATAATGCAGAAGAAATTCAAGCTTTAGGTGTTCATTCAGCAATTTATAAACAAATGGTAGATGCAGATGATATTGATTTTATTCCAGATTCTCAGGGCTCTTTAACTATCCCAACATTCATGGGTAAAAGAGTAATCGTAGATGATGGTATGACTGTAACTGCTGGTACTACAGACGGGTTCAAGTACACTACTGTATTATTTGGTAATGGTGCAATTGGTTATGGAGAAGCTATAGCAGACACACCAGTAGAACTTGACAGAGAAGGTAGACAAGGTAACGGTGGAGGTGTTGATTATCTAGGTGAAAGAAAAGTTTGGATGATTCACCCGTTTGGATTCCAAACAACTGGAACACCAACAGCAGAAGGTGGTTTCTCTAATTCAGAATTAGCACTTGCTGTTACATGGGATAGAGTTGTTGATAGAAAATCAGTACCTTTAGCGTACTTAGTAACTAACTAGGGACTTTAAATGTCAGAGCCAACAAAAGAGGAAGTTGTTAAAACTTCCCCAGTTGGAACACCACCAACTGCCAAACAGAAGCCAACAAACAAAGACGGATTTATAAAAGGTCAAGAAGTAAGTCAAGAAGATTATTTCAAGTTTATAAGCCAACAAAGAGCTAAAAAGTAGCTTTTATAATACCCTTACGCGACAAGGGTATTTTAAAGGATTTATTATGGCAACTAAAAGAAAATTTGCTAAACCTAAATCATATAAATTTAGGGTTTGGTATATTCAGCAAAAAAGAAAAGGGAAATAGGTTAATTTGTAAGGCAAAATTTATAAGTCCAAATAAAGCCTCCGGCTTTATTTCTTTTGCCTTTACAACAATTGCAAATATTAGAGACGCTTATTTTTAAATCTCTTGACGCTTGACTTAACGAATAATATTCTTTTAATAATTTTCCATCTAAACTCCATCCAATAACGGATTTACTCATTTTATTATTCCTTCCAGATTTTCTATCAATATGACTTTTTTCATTGTTTTGTTTCCATGTCATTATTTGAATATTTTCCATATTATATCCTATGTAATCATTTATTCTATCCACGGAGGGTCTCGCCCATTTGTTATAATTTGAGTTAACCCAATTTTCAAAAATATCATGAAATTGTTTTTGACATAAACACCATTTAATAAAATCTTCTTTGGTGTAATCTGGTTTTTTATGATTTCTACTTAAAGATGATGCTTTTTGAGCTCTATATATACTAGCCAAAACGCCTTCTTTTGTTTTTTCTACTTCGTCTCTATGTTTTTTAGAACATTTTCTACATTGACCCATTAGGCCGTCTTTCCTAGAATTATTTTTATTAAAACAATAAACTTCTAATTTTTTTTTACAAGTGGGGCAATATTTATATTTCATGTGTTTTCCTTAGTTAGTCAGTTCTTAATTATATAAAGCGAGAGGCTCATGACTTCCTCTCTTTATAACTAAGAGATTAATTATAGCAAATTTATGATATAATACAAATAAAAAAGGTGATATATGCCATTAATTATATACCCAGTTGAAGGCTGGGACAGTTTTTGTAGCGAATCTGACTGTACTGATATTTTGGAATTAAATGTACCGCCTTCTCAATTAGTGGATTACCTAGCATTAGATATACCTACACGAGAAATTTATTTACGTCAAGCTACAATATTAATAAAGCAAAAAATCACACTTCCAGACACATTAGAAGATGATTTAAAAACAGCTTGTGCATATTTAGCTAATTATTCAATCGGTAAAGATATGACAAACAGTACAAGCGATAATAATATTAAAGTTGATGAAGTTGTAGGAGTTGTGAAAACTGAATATTTTAGCCCAAATAAAAGCTCTAATTCATTTCCTTCAATAGTAAACAGTCTATTAAAACAATACGGTTTACAAAGTGGAGGAAGCTTTAAATTTGTGAGTGCGATATGAATAAAGCAGAATCAGCACATTTAAAGATTAAAACTGCACTTGACAAATACGGAAGTGATGTGACTCTTAGGTCAATAGTAATCCCTCCCATAGATGAAAACTACGACCCTAGAAACCCACCAACACCAACACAAACAGATACACCATTAAAAGCCTTTATAAATAGTGAAGCTTCAAAAGACTTGAAAACCTCAATGCCAAAAGAGATTATCGGAACTTATGAAATGTCTATCACGCTACAGAGTGATGTGCCTATTGTGAAAAAAGAAAATACTATTATCAAAGGCGGAGACGAGTACCAAATTTTATACGTGAAGCCTAAAGAATTTATGAATTTAATTTTGCAATATGAGTTATTAGTGGCAAAGGCTTAATATGTCTCTATTAGATGAATACAATAGCGTAATAGAATCAAAAGAAAGAATATTTAACGCAATTGTAGCCGACCTTTTCGCCGAGTTAATACAAGTCACGCCAGTTGATACGGGAAACCTTAAAGGGGCGTGGACTTTGAATAAGACACCAAACGGATATATTATTTCAAACAGTGCAGAATATGCCGATATTGTACTTGATGGGTACAAGATAATCAATGGCAAATCTTACGGTAGTAAACAATTACCACAAGGAATAAGTCCAATTATCGCAAAATATAATATTAGACTAGAAGAAGAATTAAAGGATTAATAATGGCTTCATCATACGACATAGCGTCAGAGCTTCAAATTTACGTAGTGCAAAACATAGACAATATAGGTCTTAACGTTGCAACGCAATTAGACTTACCAGATAGAGCTTTTAATCCCGATGGTATAGATGAATGGATAGCTATTGAATACGCTCCAATAGAAGGAGGAAATAGACTTATAGGTCTTGACGGTACTTCAACGGGAAGATTAGAGTATGAGGGGATATTTTTTGTAAGATGCTTTAATCGTGTAAGGTTTAATACTTTTGATTTAGCCGACA